TCCGCCCAGAATGTCGGTGATTACGCGGCAGGGTCGACAGTAACTTCAGGTCTAGTGACTTCAGATAACGGAATCGCATACGCTTACATTTTGCGACAAGGTCTGGTGGCTGCAATCGTTCCTGTCGGAATAAAGGGCGTAACAGCGTTTACCCCTGCTCTCTGCGCCCCATTCACACTAATGGCCGGTGACAAAGTGCGAGTCATGAACAACACTGCCGCAGATCGCGAAGGTGCGCTATGTGTCTACACGACTTCTGGAGTATCTCGAATCTTTGTTGTAACTCCTACAGGTGGAGCAACTAACGAGCTAGTAGATCTTCAAACTTCGAACAGCATCGGCGACACTCTCCAGGGACAAAGCATCGGAAAGGCATTCTTCACAAGTGTTGACGGTGCAAAGATCGAAACCCAGGGCGCGTTTGTTGTAGACGCACTAGGAAACGTTGTGGGATCAGTATCTACATCAGATCCTTCGAAGTATCAAGCATTGTTCAGCTCTTGTTCAATCCCTGTGAATCTAAACTTCAAAGCTCAATACCTGACAAACGCATGAAGGTGATTTGGTGAAGAAGTCCACAGAACGGAAGCGTATCAAGCGCATGAGCGGGGATGCGCGAAGGCTCTTTCTCCACGGACTGATCTCCGCAGGTAGTCTGGACAAGATCAAGACGGCTCTCAAATCGGCCGAGAAGAAACTATGATGGTGTGAGAATGCCAATCACAGATTTCCTGGATAATGTCCCTCCAACCCCCCCAGGACACATACCATACAGGCCACCTTCAACGGCCCCTGGATATCAACCGCCGGTTGTCTACCCTCCTTCTGGTAATGGTGCAGCAGCCGCAGATCAGCCAGCGGGGCAATTTCCACCTATACCAGACAACATCTTCGGATTCTTTATGCTCATGTTGGGGTTGTAATCATGCCATTACCAAACGCAGAAAAGAAATCGCCCAGGGTGTACAAGATTCTGAAGATTAAAACTCTGGACTCTGAAGCTCCAAACTCACTAACTCAAGCAGAGATCGCTTCAGTTGGCAACCCTTTGAGCGTGGAACAACTCAATGAGGATGAACTTCGAAGGCTCGTCCTGGTTAATCTCGCGCGCCTAACGTGCAAACAAGAATGGGATGGGTTGCTAGGATGAGTCTACCAGATGCAACACGATCTGATCGTGTCTACCCACTTCTCCAGAACTTAGATCTCGAGAACCTGGCGTTCGCTACGCTCCAGGGAACAGGAGAGACTCTGAACATCGAGGAAATGAATGAGGATGAGTTGCGTAGACTTGTCCTGGTCAATCTAGCCAGGCTTTCTGTCAAAGGTGAATGGAACGGTCTCCTATCGGCTGGATCATCTGGAGCTTCTTTCGTTCTCCCCAATGATGATTCAGGAACCAATGACAGGTTCATCGTATCTCAAGGGCCGGTATGGGGATGCGCGGACGTTAGCGCAACAGCCAACCTTTCTATTGCGTCTAAGCCAATGGCGTTTCCTTTCATAGCTCCTAAGTCTGGAGACGTTTCAGAAATAGGAATCAACATTACAACGGGATCATCTGCAAACTTGTACGTTGCTATTTACTCAAGCGACTCGAACGGAATGGCTGATTCGCGTCTAGGATATGCAACGATAGATACGACAAGCACAGGCAGCGTCTATCAAACCTCGATCACAGGAACGATCACTCTGGTTGCCGGAACTCAATACTGGTACGCCGTGTGCATCGACCAGGGCAGCAGATCACCCTACGCAATGTCATGTAATCCAGATTATCTCCCAGGAATGGGTATGGGCGCACAAATCACTCAAGACGCTGTGTCTTGGTTTGATAATGCGGCGACCGCTTATGCCGTCCCTGCATCATCATTTACAAATTCCTATACATACAGTTCGGGGATGCCTCGGCCTTTGTGCAGTTTGAAAATATCGTGATAAAATGATGAACAGAAATTCAACCGTCTATGATGGCGAAGATGTTATTGAAACTACCCAGATCGATTACACCTGGGATCAGGTTCGCGCGGCCCGAAATAAAGCTCTAGCAAATTCAGATTGGACGGCTGTCAAGGATCGCACCATGTCTCAAGCCTGGAAAGATTACCGCCAGGCTCTACGCGATCTCCCCCAGGAACATGCCGATGCAAACTCCGCCGTTGACAACTGGCCACAACCTCCTGAGTGATGGGAATGCCGAAAGTCAAACCCGATAATGTGGTTCGCCATGAAATCGTCCTGGGGCGCTCAGAGCGAGAGATCCTCGACACCCTGGTGACTGCAACTGCTGCTAATCGAGTGTTGACCCCTGTTGTTGCTTTGTTATCTGATGTGAGCGCATTGTCAGCGATCTTCATTCTCCTGGAAGCAACCGGAATAATCGATCTGGTCCCAAATGAAATTCGAGAAGGGATTGAATCTGGACTCTACAAAACAGTCGAAGAAGCCGAAGACGCATGGAAAGAAGCTCAACGAATCAAAGAGGATCTCGAGAACGCTGCGAGACTTGCAGCTGGATTAACACCACTCGTCCCATTACCAATCCCTCCAGGAATTCGCTTCGGTTTGGCTATGTTGACAGTAAAACAACAATTGAGTTGAAATTTCCAGAATCCGAAACTAATACCTAATGTTTCGCTTTTTCCTGGTGATAGTAGAGCGGAAACAGTGATTCCGGAATTCGGAAAAAAAAGTACCCTCATAGAAGCCGCTCAAGGGCTTTCTTGAAGGTCCCGAAGGTAATCCATCCTTTCGCCCTCTGTTGCTCTTAGATCGCATCCATTGGATGTTTTTTCGAGTCTAGGCATTTCACACACGCAGGATTCGACAGGATTGCCACAAATGAGGCAAATGTCGATGATGTGGAGGTGAAAGTCCTCGGGAACTCCCTCAAACTGTGGGGCTTCATCTTGCCACTCGATCACGCGGATGTCGTCTTCTTGCTGATCGTCCAGGACATCTTCATGATCGAGCCAGGCTTTGGGATCGAAAGAATGCCAATCGTCGTCGTCAGTCATTATGCAAACCTCCCACAAGTGCAGGCTTTCCGAATCATCTTCGATAACTTCGTTCTGCGTTGTTTAGCATACGGACTAAACGGAATCTGAGCGCATACACATTTCATTCTTTCACCTCGTACTCTTCGAGCTTTGATGCCCGCGTGAAGCCTTCCTGTTTCCTGGGTCTGCCCATAGCTGCATTGCGTCGCTTCGCTTCTTCCTGGAGCGCGTGCAGTGGCATGTACGATGGTCTGTTCATTACCACTGATCGAGCGTGTCGTCCTCGTCGCCCTGGCTTCCTCCAGATCGTAGCTCTATTCCTACGACCGCACTTGTGGCATATCTTGTCGATCCTGTAGACATCATCCTGAACATTGTAGACCCAATGTCGTCTACACTTCCAACATCGCCAGATGCCCCTTTTCATGAATCAAGCGGAGAACTCTGGGACTATAAGAACTCCCCACAATTCAATGTGGCGCAGTCTGCTTCTAAGAGGTCCCCACTATTCCCGAAGGTATAGGTTGCAACCCCTAAACAATCACTAATAACGGTGACAAGCGTTGGTTGGGTGGGCGGGGAGCCTCAGAAACAGGATTAAGACCCGATGCGGGCTGGATGAGGGTATGATGGAGACCCTACTCATCGCGGGCGCGTGTATAGTGACAATTTTTGCTGGTTTTTACCTGCATTTGCGTTGGTCTACTCGGTTTATTGCTGAACAAATGGCGATTCTGGACGCAAAACTCGCTGAAGCTCTGACTTCGACGATTCAGAACTTGCCCTTGGGAGATATCGAACCTGTAAATCCGATCCAGATGATGATTATGCAAATGATCCAGGACAATATGGCAAAAAATCCAGCTAAGATCGTATCTCGAACACCAGACGGACAATTTGCGCCTGAAAGTGTTCCTGAAAGTGAACAATGATTATTAGCGAATTGATTCACCCGTTGCGAATATGGCTCGACGCAAGAAATCGAAAAGACGACGCGGACCGAAGCAGTTCAGCGTCATAAACGCGATAGAGGCGTACGCTTACGCCAATCTTTTGACAGAAGGACTTGCAGGTGTAAGTCCTGTTGGATTCATTACAGGATCCTCAGATATTTCGATGAGTGTATCGAATGGTGCATTGGTTGTATCTGGTGCAGATCAATTAACACTTTCAGAAATGATAACTCACCCTGGAGCTGCTTTCGCTGGTATGCAAACTAACTTCATGGCAAATTACCAAAATATGGCAGTCCAGGCAATCGGGATCGGAGTTGGATTCAAGGTAGCTAAGAAATTACTACGCCGACCTATCTCGAACGTCAACAGGAACATCATGAAGCCGCTGGGGATCGGCATCAAACTCTGAGGTGATTATGAATGGCAACAAATACAGTAACAGGAGTTCTAGTTTGCAGTAACGGAACAAACATTCCTCTCAAAGGCGAGTTAGCAGAGGGTACCGAATCCGATCTCTCGACTGATACCGCATACACCGTATCCGCCCAGAATGTCGGTGATTACGCGGCAGGGTCGACAGTAACTTCAGGTCTAGTGACTTCAGATAACGGAATCGCATACGCTTACATTTTGCGACAAGGTCTGGTGGCTGCAATCGT